TTACAGCACAACCACAGAATGCAACAACAAACCCTGGAGAAACTGCAACGTTTACTGTGCAGGCAGAGATTACTCCAGAAAACGGACCTATCTCATATCAGTGGTATCGATCCACAGACGGTGGTTTCGCATTTGCTGCTATCACAGGCGCAACCACAAATTCATATACCCTCAGCACCCTTGCTTACATGACGGGATATAGATTCCGTTGTCGTATCATTGGTCCTTTGGGATCTTCGACATTAGCAGAAAACTCACCTCTTGACTCCAATGCAGCAGTGCTAACTGTTACTGGATCTGGTGGTGGTAGCGGATCTACCGCTAATAGATTCGATAGCACGCAGAGTACTCTCGACTCTACGGCACAAACCTTCGATGGCACCTAAATAACACTGTAGAAATCTACCAACCATGGCAAAGCAGAATCTTAGTATTGGAGCGTCAGCAAACGACGGGACAGGTGATAGTCTCAGAGATGGTGCTATCAAACTGAATAGCGTTATTGACGAAATCTATACCGCTCTTGGTAATGACACCAACCTGTTGGTGAATGTCGGCACTCCTGCCTCAGGGCAAGTGTTGAAATGGAATGGATCTCAATTTGCTGAGGGACATTTTGATGCACTGAGTGCAGACCTCAACGTCAAGACACATAAAATTGTGTCTGAAAGTAATGGAGATATCAACATCCAACCTGATGGTAGTGGTGATATTAAATTCTGGCGTGGTGGTGCTGGTAGCGCACTGGCATATGTTGATGGTGATGACGGATTTCTTAAGTGGTCTGCACCATATCCTCTCTTAACTGACCTGCCTGATGTGGCAACACACCACGGTATGTTTGCTCATGTCCATGACACAGGACATGGATACTTTGCACATGGAGCTTGGATTCAACTTATTGATACAACTTCTTCTATTGGCGAGTTGACTGACGTTGACATGTCAGTCGGCGGTGGTCCTTCTGATGGTCAGGTCCTCAAATGGTCCTCTGCTAATAGCAACTGGTATCCAGACAATGATGCTACAGCGTCTGGTGGCGGCGGTGCAACTACACAAAATCTATTTGAAGGTATCAATGCTGATTCGGGGTCTACTACTGCGAGTGCTCCTACTGACGTGCTTACTATTGCTGGCGGCACTAACATCTCCACATCTATTGCTGGAGATACCTTAACAATCAACATGACGGGGACGTTGGGAGATGCAGATCAAAACCTCTTCTCTGTTATCGGCTCTGACTCGGGGTCGAAGACGGCTAATTCTACTGCTACTTCTATTAACTTTATCGGTGGCACTGGGATCTCCACTGCTGTTTCTGGTGATAATCTGACGATCACTAACGATTCCCCTAACGCTGACCAAAATCTTTTTGCAACTTTTGCTGGTGACAGTGGCAGCACTACTGCTGGATCTACCACTGCAACTTTGACAGTTGCTGGTGGAAACGGTATTACTACCACAGCAACTGCAAACCAAGTTTCTATTGTTGCTGATCTGTATCTTGCTAGTGGTCAAACTCTATCAGAAAATCAGAATTTTATTACCAATACAAGTGGAGAGTTAGAAGCAGTTGCAACTCCTGCAGTTGGTTTTGAGGTTGGTGGAAGCGTAGGTAGTGGCTATAACTTCAGTAATAATGGTTGGAATGGTAGTGGTAATCCAACAATCTATGTCTATCGTGGTTTCACTTATAGATTTAACAATACCACTGGTAATGCTCACCCATTTGCACTGAGACAATCAAATGGTGGATCTGCAGTTACTGCTGGTGTGAGTGGAGCACAGAATGGTGTCCAATACTGGACCGTGCCTATGACTCTTGCAGCAGGCACAACATATGTCTATCAATGCACCATCCACAGTGGGATGGTCGGTAATCTCGTAGTTGTCTAATGCCAAGAACAGTCCCTGGATCTGGTGCCGCTATCTTCCCCGTATTTAATAGTATATTCGGGGTAAGAGAAGTCTATGTTACTGCTGGAGGTAGTGGGTATGACCCTGCCGATCCACCTAGACTTCGTATTGAAAATTGTGGCACACCTATTAGGGATGCTGTGCTTAGACCAGTCATTGAAGGTGCCACTGGCGAGATCACTGCTGTTGAGGTGTTAGACCCAGGCGAAGGGTATGATCCTTTGCGTTTGGAAATTACTGATGAAAATGCGTCTGTCCCTGCAGACGGTAAGATTTTCCTGAAAGATGATGGTAGTGGTGCCATTGATTTCATTCAGATGACTCAATTTGGTGATGAGTATTTTGCTGCTGATGCTGAAATTAAAGGTGGTGGCGGATCTGGATCTGAGTTGGTGCCTATTACAGGTCTGGTCACAGGTCTCGCTATTGAAGAATTTGGCAGAAACTATACAGAGGAAGACGTTAATATCATCATCTCAGGTGGTGGTGGATCTGGTGCAACTGGTGTTGCTGGCGTCAACCCATTCGGTAAAGTTACTGCAATCACACTTACCAATGCTGGTGAATTTTTTGAAGACCCACCTCTAATTCAAATTATTGGTGGTGGTGGATCTGGTGCTAGTGCTCAAGCATTTATCAATCTTGGCAGTATCACAACTATTGACCTCTTGGCAGGTGGTGATGGTTATGTTAATGCTCCTCAGGTAATCTTTACCAGAGACACAAACTTAATTAAAACTGCAAGAAACAGACAGTCTCTAAACTCTGTTGTTTATAACTTGTCAGGTCTTCTGAAAGACGTGACTACAGGTGATGAAACCATTCATCTTGAGTCAACTGCACCTTATCCTGGATCTGGTAAAGTCCTTCTCGGTAGAGAAGTTATTAGATATACAGGTAAAACTGCCACATCATTTACTGGATGTGATAGAGGCACAAACTTCCGCTTTGATCAGAAGGTCATTCTTGACACATTACAGAATGATCCCAACACTAATGAAACACTTTATGCTTTCCAGGTTACTGACAAAGTTAGACGTGTCGTTGAATCTGCAACTAACAGAGTTGCTATCGTTTATGACTGGGATCCTGTTGAGAGAGCACTCTATCTGACTTTCGAGGTTGATGAGCTGGCATTTATTGATGCTGGTAGATCAAACGAAAAATCTAAGATTATTGCATTCTTTGCAGGCACATCTGGATCTACAGGAACTGGTATTGCACCACATACTCTGGTTGAAGCAGAAGGTCAAGATATTGTTGCATTTACATCTCCTTTGTCACTCATTCAAAACAGAAGGTTTGAGGATGATGATGAAGAGTTTACAGATGCTAATGGTGTGCAGCAGTTTGGGGACGGTATTCCTGATCTCCTTAACACTGGCACAGATTATGAAAACCAGATCAATCTAGATGGGGGCATTGCCTCGTCTAAATATGGTATTGAGGAAGAATTAGGTGGCACCAACACCACGCTCTTCCAAGTAGGTGATCAGATCTACGATGGTAGTCCTAACCAACTGGTTGCTACTATCCAGGCTGCAGGTGCTCTGGGAGATGGTGATGCACACGTTTCTAGAGCAGTTATTACCATTGAGTATATAACTGCCACTCTGTTTAACATTCCTACAGCAGGTGGTGCTGAAATTGTGACTGGACAGACATCTGGTATTGCAGCAACAACTACAAATAGAAGACTTGGACCTAAGTCTGGTCAATTCTATCTGGACGTTGAGTCTATTCAAGATAATGACCCAACATATAAGTTTGCTCCTGGTGAGCAACTTAACGGAAACTCCTCTGGTGCTCAAGCAAGAATCATCGCAGTGGAGTATAACACCTTCCTCAGAAATGAGGGCGAGTATTAACCCCATAAATAAATCTATAGGATAATTGGTAACAAATGGCGCTACTAACCGACCAATTTAGAATTTTTACTGCCAGCCGACTTATCAAGTCTCTGCAAGGTCCTGATCCTGCTCAGTCTGATAACGATGCTGGAAGTAGTCGTGACCGTCTGTACGTTTTCATTGGTCGTCCCCAACCATGGGATAACGAGAATGCAGCGCCAGACCCCGTGGACTCTTTCCAAGAGTTTAGTGATGACTTCGCTGACATGATCTCCATGAAGCGTGTCCTCGCAAATGACACCATCCAAGTCATTCGTCGTACTGACTGGATTCCCCCAGAGCAAACCACTGGTGGTCTGGGTTATGTTTATGATATGTATCGCCATGATTACAGCGCAACCAAAACGGCATCGTCGGGTGCTACGAAACTTTACGACGCAGATTTCTACGTTGTTAACTCGTCCTATCAAGTTTACAAGTGCATTTACAACGGGACATCTCCTTCTGATCCTAACGGTAAACCTTCTACTGTTGAGCCTACTGGCACCTCCACTAGCATTATCACAACTGCTGATGGTTACCGTTGGAAGTATATGTATACGATCCCTGTTGGTCTAGTCCTTAAATTCTTCTCCAACGAATACATGCCAGTGCTGAGCGACACCGCTGTGGTGTCTGATGCAATCGGTGGTGAGATTGATACTGTTATTATTTCTTCGTCTGGTGCAGGTTATAACAATGGCACTTATGAAAATGTCCCCATTAAAGGTGATGGCGTTGGCGGGCGTGTTTCGCTTGTTGTTGATGGTGGGCGGATTGTATCTGCTACCGTTACTTCGGGTGGATCAGGATACACCTTCGGAAAAGTCATCATCGATGAAGTCAACGGTATCGGTGCAGGTGCAGGATCAGGCGGCACCGTTGAAGTGATTATTCCTCCAACCACAGGTCACGGTGCTGAGCCTTCGACTGAGATGGGTGGATATCGAGTCATGATCAACACGAAGTTTACCTACGCTGAAGGTAGTGGTGACTTCCCAACTGATAACGATTACCGTCGTATCGGTTTGGTGATCAATCCTAACAAATACGGTACAACAGAATTGGCAGCAGATCTTACTCTGTCTGCTACAAAGTCAGTTATCTTTGCTCCTACCTTCACAGGTAACTTTGCTACTGACGAAATTATCACACAGTCCCGCACGATTGGTGGTCAGCAAGTGACTGCTCGTGGACGTGTTATCTCATGGAATAGCACTACTAAAGTGCTCAAGTATTACCAGAATAGAATCGATGGTGTCTTCCCAGAATTCACTGGTAGTCTGATTGAATTTGAGGGTGGTAACCCTGTCGTGGGTGCAACATCTGGTGCATCTGCTGACCCTGATATCAACTTCCCTATTGTCTCAGGATCCTCTACTCGTGTTATTAACAACACTGAGTATGACTTGGGTATGTCCTTTACCAACGGTTATGCAAAACCAGAGGTTGAGCCAAACTCGGGTCGGGTTATTTACATAGATAATAGAGGCGCGATTACTCGTGCTGGTGACCAAATCGAAGACATTAAGATCGTAGTAGAGTTCTAACCGATGCCCCAGAATACTAATCTAAATATTGCTCCTTATTTTGACGACTTCGATAAGGACAAGAATTTCTACCGAGTGCTTTTCCGCCCTGGGTTTCCTATTCAGGCGCGTGAATTAACGACTCTGCAATCAATTCTGCAGAATCAGATTGAATCCATCGGTCAGCACTTCTTCAAAGAAGGTGCGATGGTTATCCCTGGTCAGGTGGGTTATGACCTGAATGTGCAGGCAATCATTCTGCAACAATCTTTCTTGGGTGTCGATGTCGAGACCTACAGGACTCAACTTCATGGTCAGATCGTTGAGGGCATCACGACTGGTGTGAAGGCAAAAGTCTTGTACTCTATCTCTGCTGCAGAATCTGAGCGTGGTTACGTCACTCTATACGTTAAGTATATTGAGTCTGGCGATACAGTTTCAGATACTACTATTAAAGGTTTCCAACCTAACGAGCAGTTGCTTGCTGAAAACGAAATCACTTTCGGCACTACACTGATCGAAATCGGATCTCCTTTTGCACAACTTCTGCCTGTTGATTCTACTGCAGTTGCATCTGCAGCATACATCAATAATGGTGTGTACTTTATTAGAGGTCACTTTGTTGATGTCCAATCAGCAAACCTGATCCTTGAGCAATATAGCAATAATCCTTCTTATAGAATTGGTCTTGAGGTTAGTGAATCTATTGTTACTCCAGAAGACGATCCGTCACTGAATGACAATGCTGCAGGCACTTCAAACTACTCAGCACCTGGCGGTCACAGATTTAAGATTAAGACCTCTCTAGTCAAGAAAGCAATCAATGATTCGACTGACAAGAATTTCGTTGAATTGCTACGAATCAATAATAGTAAAGTTGAGCAGTTTGTTGATTCTACTGCATACTCTGAGCTTGAGAAGTCTCTTGCACGTCGGACCTACGAAGAGTCTGGTGACTATGTTATCGACACTTTCAGTATTAAGGCAAGAGAGTGTCTGGATGATGGTTTTAACAACGGCGTCTACACTCCTGCTCAGACGACTCAGCAAAATAATACTCCTACAGATGATCTCTTAACATACGAGATCTCTCCAGGTAGAGCATATGTTAAAGGTTACAGGACTGAATTCCTTACACCTCAATATGTTGATGCTCCCAAACCTAGAGATTTTGCTTGTGTAGAAAACGGCATTATCCACTTTAGACTTGGTAACTTTGTCAAGGTCTATGATCAGTATGGTTGGCCTAACCTGACTGGTGAAGGTGTGTCTGATGCATATCAAGTTATTGAATTGTATGATGACTGGAATATTGGTGTATCCAACTCTGTAGTCGGTAACCAAATCGGTCGTGCTCGTGTTGTCCAGATTCAGATTGATCAAGTAAACCAGTATGACATGTGGTTCTTTGACCCACAGATGTTTACTGCTATCAACTTTGCAGCTGGTAATAATACTGTCAATATTGGTGATGTGCTTAGAGGTCGCACCTCTGGTGCTCGTGGTTTCGTTGCTGATAATGGTAGTGGCACCCACTGTAAACTGGAGCAAGTCTCTGGTGTCTTCCTGAATAATGAAGTTATTGAAAGAGACGGTCGTGTCATCGGCACCCTGGAAGCAGCACATACCTATAACCTTTCTGATGTCCGCCGTTGTATTGGTAGAAACTCTAGCAACGTTGTGACATTTGCAGCAAACTGGTTACTCAACGATAACGCTTCTATTGAGTCTTCTACTGTTACTATTAGCAATAGTGGTGCTCTTGCTACAGGTTTCAGGACCAAGTTTGCACAAGATCTCCGTCCTGGTGATGTTGTTACTACAACTGCATCTGGTCTGAATGGTAGTAATACCATGAGGATTAAGAGAGTTGATCCTACATTGATTGCTACTAATACTGGCAACATTGCTACTGGTGGCACGCCAATCTTTGATTATCTCAACCAAACTGCCGTGCAGGATGCTTCTCTGAAGAAGGGCACTGGTAACGCAGATGGTGAATACGCTGAGATGGTTAGGATGCGTCCTTTCATCTTCCAGAAAGATTATCAGAATGGTGAGTTGTCGATTGACACACCTCGCACATCGATGAAGTCGATCTCTGATGAATCATTCTTTGTCTATAGGACATTTGCTAACAAGACTGTTGTGTCTGGTGGTGTTACTGTGTCTCTGCCTGAATCAGAGCAGTTTGCATCTCTCGACAACGAAAACTATGTCTTGACGATTGTTGCTGAGTCTGGATCTTCTTATAGCGTTGGTGACAACCTGGACATTGACAACCTCAATGACCTTGGATCTTTGACTGTTACCTTCGGTGCTGACGCACAGTCTATTACCATCTCTGGTTTGACTAATGTCAACACTGTTAAGTTGACTGCTCTGATCTCTAAGAATATCGTTACCAGAAAGATTAAGACTGCCGCTAAGATGCGTGCATTGAAGGTAACTCGCACTCGTAATAATAATGACCAAACCAAATATGGTCTGGCATATGGTAACCTGTATGGCACCCGTATTGAAGACGAAGAGATTTCATTCGCACTGAATGATGTCTATAAGATTCATGCTGTGTATGAATCAGAAGATGACAATGACGCTGAGTCACCCTATATGGTGCTGTCAGAATCTACCTTCTTTGATAACGGATCAGTTGTTGTTGGTAAAACCTCTGGTGCTCGTGGTCGAGTTATCCAGTTTGTTAACAGCACACTGAGACTGTACTTTGTTGCCTTGAATGAGATTCCATTCATCCCTGGTGAAACCATCGATGGTGTGGATGATGATGGTAATCCTCTGCAGGCAATCGTTGATGACTCTGAAGGATCTGTTTCTAAAGGATCTAAAGTTATCACAACTCAGTTTGAATTGGAAGCTGGTCAGAAAGCACACTTCTATGATGTTTGTAAACTGACTCGTCTTCCTGGATTCTCTCCCCCAATCCGTAAGATGCTGGTGGTCTTTGACTACTTCCTGCATGAATCTTCAGGTGACTACTTCTCCTCACAGTCTTACACTGGTATCCTTTATAAGGAGATTCCTAAGTATAAACTGGATGGATCGATTAACTATCTCCGTGACCAGATTGACTTCCGTCCTGGTATCGGTGAGTTGGCATCTGGATCTGGCACCATCACTTCACCTTTCTTTGTGAATTGTGCGTCGCTTGACTTTGGATCTAGACAGTTTGATACCTCTGGTGGTGTTGGTGGATCTACCATCTTTGACATTCCTAAGGTTAACACAGAATTTAGATGTGACTACTGCTTCTATCTTCCTAGAGCAGACAAGTTGTATCTGACACACGACAATCAACTGAAGATTGTGAAGGGTGTGTCCTCCGAGGATCTTCCTCATCCTGATAAGATTGACAATGCGATGCTTCTCGCAACGATTGAGATGCGTCCTTATGTATATGACGTTGAGCGTGATGTCCTGATCTATCCTGAGATCATCCGTCGCTATACCATGAAGGACATTGGCGATCTGGAGACTAGACTCTCTCACGTTGAATACTATACTTCACTTTCTCTGCTGGAAGTACAAGCAGATAATACTAAGACATACGATGACAACGGTTTCGACCGTCTGAAGAATGGTTATGTTGTGGATGACTTCACCGACCACACTGTTGGTGACGTGCTCAACATTGACTATAAGTGCTCTATGGACTTCAAAGAGGGTCACCTCCGTCCTTCGCACTACACTACTAACGTGCCTCTGCAGATCAACATGGGTGCATCCAGCAACGTCGTTAAGACTGCTGGAAACATGGTGATGCTTCCTTATGAAGATCTTGCAGTTATCACACAACCTTATGCATCTAGGACTGAGAATGTTAACCCATTCAACGTCTTTACCTTCATCGGTCGTATCGACTTGACACCTGCATCCGACGACTGGATTGATATTGAGCGTCTTCCTGCTCGTGTTGAAAACGTTGAAGGTGACTTCTCTGCTGTTGCTAGAGACCTTCAGATTGACCAGAATGGTTTTGCTCCTATCCAATGGGGTGGTTGGCAGACCAACTGGACTGGTGAATCACTGCAATCTACTTCTAGATTCTCTAACAGATCTGGTAGTTTCTCCGCTGGTGGTCGCCGCCTGGGTCGTCTGGGTCACGGTCAGGGTCGTCAGCCTCTCTTCTTGCATGAGAGACGCACCTATCGTGTTGTTAACAACCAGGCACGTCAAGGCGTGAGAACTCGCGTTACGCCCAAGATTGATAGAAAGTCTTTGGGTGATAGCATCCTGTCACAAACAGCAATCCCCTGGATTAGATCCAGAAACATCGGTTTCAACATTGACCGTCTCAAGCCTCGCACAAGAATGTATTACTTCTTCGATGGCGTTAACGTGACTGGTTATGTGACACCTAAGGTTATTGAGCTTACTAAGTCTTCTACTTCTGATCCCAACTCTAACGAGACACCTTTCGTTGTTGGTGAGACTGTGGTGGGTCAGACCTCTGGCGCAAGACTCAAAGTTGCTCCTGCAAATGATGGTTATAAGACCGACCCTTATGGTGTTGGTGACGGTGGTCTTGCAGAATCTTATGCATCGCAAACTAACTTCCTTAACATTGACATCACTGCAATGGCAGAGACAGTCAATCCTAACTTCTACGGTAACGTCAACGTTGGTGAAGTCCTTCTTGGACTGACCTCTGGTGCTCGTGCTGTTGTTAGAGATCGTCGTCTGCTGTCTGATAACATTGGTAATCTGCAGGGCACTCTATTCATTCCTTCTCCTAAGAATGATTCTAACCCACGCTGGGCAACTGGCACACGGACAGTTAGAGTCACAACTTCTGATGTGAATGATCGTACACCTGGCAATGTGGACTCCTCTGCTGATGCTACCTACTCAGCAAGCGGCACACTGCAGACAGTTAGAGAGAATATCCTTGCTGTCCGTAACGCTGAAATCGTCCGTGACACGGTTAACGATGAGAGGACTGTTATTACAACTAGGACTGAGCAACGTCAGATTGGTTGGTATGACCCTCTTGCACAATCCTTCATTGTTGACGAAGAAGGTGGTAGTTATCTGACTGGTGTTGATGTCTTCTTCAGGACTAAGGATGCCAACATTCCTATCTCTATTCAGATCAGGACCATGGAGAATGGTTATCCCACTAAGGATATTCTTCCTTTCTCTGATACTACTATCGATCCTGACACTGTTGAGTTGTCGGAAAACGCAAGTATTCCTACTAGATTTACATTCAGATCTCCTGTTTATATCAAGTCAAACATTGAATACTGCTTCGTCCTTCTGTCCGACTCCAACGAATATAACGTTTGGATCTCCAGAATGGGTGACATCGATGTCTCTGGTACCAGGACAATCTCTGAGCAACCCTATGCTGGTGTGCTGTTTAAGTCACAAAACGCATCTACCTGGACCGCTGACCAGTATGAGGACTTGAAGTTTACCATGTATCGTGCTGAGTTTACTCAGAATCTGGGCACCGCGCTGTTTAACAACGCTGAGCTCGGTAAGGGTAACGGTGGTATTCACAGACTGATTGAGAATCCAATCCAGACTCTGAAACCCAAGCAGACTCTTACACTTCCTGTTGGCGGTAACTATTCATTCACAGTTGGTGCAAGAATCGTCCAAACACCATCTAATGCAGAAGGCACGATTGTTGAATTCGATGCTGTGTCTGATCCTGAGACCATTACAATTACAGATATCGATGGTATCTGGTCATCTGGTTTCTTGGATGCTAACAACAATCCTTTCCAAGGAATTGCTTCTTCTCAATCTGTCGCCACGATTGTCCTGTCTGCAATCTTCAACGGCACCTTTGAGATTGGTGATGAAGTCAGCGGATCTACATCCTCTGCAACTGGTATTGTCACAGCATATGATGTTGGCACTCAGACTCTGACACTTAACTACATTACTAGAGCATTCGATGTTTCGGATACTCTGTCTGAGCCAGGCGGCACATCTGCAACAATTACTAGCATCAACTACACGGGCGACTCTTACGACGCATATCCTACTGCTGCTCCTTCTTATCCTAATGATGATAAGGAAGTCCTGGTTTATCACAGAAACCATGGTATGCACCAACGTAGTAACAACGTTGAGGTTGAGGGTATTATTTCTGAAGTGCCTCCTACCACACTAACAACTACTTTGACTGCTGGTGCTACTTCGATTCAGGTCAACGATGCATCTCAATTCCACACCATCATTGGTGGATCTCCTATCGGTAACCTCAACCAAGGTTATCTGAAGATTGAGGATGAGATTATCCAATACTCTGCAATCTCTGCTAACGGTCAGGTGATTACAGTTGCTACTTCAGGTAGAGGTAATAACGGTACTGCTGACGTTGAGCACCCCTCTGGCGCAGTTGTCGAATGCTACAACCTTGATGGTATTCCTCTGACGGAAATCAACAAAGTCCATAGCAGCATCTCCTGCCCATGGTTGGATACCTACATGCTGCACATTGATCATGTTGCAACTAATGGTATTCGTGGCGGTGGCACTCAGGTCTATGCTTCTCAGAATGTCCAGTTTGAAACCATCACACCTACCGTGTCTACGATGGTCTTACCTGACACTCAGATTAGTGCTCGCTTGAATACTACTACTTCTACATCTGTCGGTGATGGATCTACCGTTGTTGACCAAAACTCCTTCATTAACAATGGCACTTACGTTGACGTTGTGTTGAATGAGGCAAACCAGTTTACATCTCCTCAGATGGTTGCATCTAAGATTAACGAGCAAAACAAACTGGACGGTAGTAAGTCTCTCACCATGTCCATCATGCTTGAGACCGATAGGACAAACCTTTCTCCTGCTATTGACCTTGACCGTGTGTCACTGATTACAACTACCAACCGCGTGAATATGTGGCCAGGTGGACAATCAACTTATGGTCAGCAATCTCAAATTGATAGAGATCAAGATGTTTCTACTCTTGCAATCGGTGATCAAAATGATGCTGTCTATATTACACGTCTCGCCCGCTTGGGTAGAGAAGCACGCTCACTGAAGATTGACTTCCAAGTCACCCGTCACCCTGCTACCGAGCTTCGTATTTACTACAAGGCATTCAAGGTTGGCGACGCGACCGATCCTAATACTATTGGTTGGACACAAATGGGTCTCCCCACTTCCAATCAAAACTTGGGTGAAGCATATGACACGACTCCTACAGAAGAGTATCTCTGGAAGGATTATACATATGAAGCAAGGGGACTTAACTTCAACGCCTTCCAAGTGAAGATCGTGATGAGATCTAAGAATCAGGCTCGAGTACCACTTATAGCTGACTTAAGGTCTATTGCTCTTGCAACCTAACACGGTTGATTATAATTATTATTCTTGGATATGTCAAGCGAAGATTACATCAAACCCTTCAAAGAAGACCTAATCCCTGTCGAGGGCAGGGAAGGTTGGTTTCGAGACCCTGACAGTAATGCGATTGTGAATTGCAATCAGTCAGAGTACGATAACTATATGGCAGCATATAGGCGTCGCGAAACTAAGGAAAAGAAGATGACTACTTTACAAGATGAGGTATCTGAGTTAAAATCGGATATAGGTGAAATCAAAAACTTACTTAAATCATTACTACAAGGAGACAACAATGCCAGCTGATGTGACCGAAACTGCCTCTCAAGAGGAGCTTCTTGATCAATTCAAAACTCGTTATCAGAATCTCTTGAAAGAGAATCGCGAGTTGTCAGATAAAATTAAGGGTAACGAGGCAACTGCCCTTAAACTTCTCGGTGCTATTGAGACTCTGGAATATCTCAACCCACCTGCTGCCGAAGAAGAAATCGAGCCTCGACCAGATGGGACTATCGATCCCGACGATCTGGATAAGACTTGACCCCTTGCCCCCGTTAAGGGGGTTTTTTCGTGACATAAATAAGTCAGACAGACTAACTGTTGTGCTAGGATCCTTTTAAGCAATGGCAAATAGAATTCAATTAAGACGTGACGGTGCTCAGCAGTGGGCAAACGTCAACCCTATTCTCGCCCAGGGTGAGCTAGGTATCGAGATTGATACTTCGCGTATCAAAATCGGTGATGGCGTCACCGCATGGAACTCTCTGAAGTATGAGAGACCGATCGAGACCGAATCGAATACCGCTAACACGCTCGTTAAACGAGATGCTGACGGTAACTTTGAGGCAGGTGCAATTACTGCTTCCTTGGTGGGTAACGCTGCTACAGCAACCCGACTGGCAAACGCAAGACAGATCGCTCTGGGTGGCGACATGTCTGGTGCAGGTACTTTTGATGGATCCTCTAACCTCACCATTACTGCCGAATTGAATTATGTGGTGGCACTTCCCCACTACGATGAGAATGACCTAGCAGCAACAGGACAGTATACCCGTATCACAGTTGACTCTCGTGGTCGTATTGTGGATGCTGACAACCCAACATCGCTGGGTGCATTCGGTATTACTGACGCACAACCACTGGATGCTGACCTAACCTCTCTGGCAAATATGTCAGGTTTTGGTCTTATCTCTAGACAATCTGACGGCAACTTAGTCAACCGCACGGTCACTGGTGGTGCTGGTCGTATTATTGTACAGAATGGTAACGCTCAGTCTTCTAACCCATTCATTGACCTAGCAGATACCACAGTTGTGGTGGGTAAGTATAACACCCTCAACTCGATGGATCCTCTGGTCAATCCTTTGATCAGTGCTACAACTGGTGAGCAGACTGTTAACACAGTCAACCTACAAGTTGACAGATATGGTCGTCTGACTTATGCTAATACTTCACCCATCGCTACAGCAACGGAGGGCGCGAAGACTGGCACATCTTTCACCACTTACGATAACGCTACTGTCTATCCTAGATTTTCAAAGGTTATTGCTAGTAACGGTCGCTGCTACCAAGCGGCTATTAGGGATATCCCTGCAGGACTCGGAGAGCCGTCACATAACACGCAAGCAGGTAATGCAGACGATCAAGGTGGATGGAGAGATCTGGGTACTGATGGCGTCGAGCAAAAAGGTCTGGCGAGTTTCGACCAAGAAGACTTTAATGTAGACGCCAACGGTCATGTAACGATTGCTGCAAACGCTATTGAGAATTCCCAACTACAATCGTTGGGTCGTCTCATGTTTACTGACCAAAATGCTACGGAGACTTTTGAGCTTGACCCCGAAAGGACAACTGATAATGCTTATCATGGCATTACCAAGCTTAATCACATTAACATTAACAACAGAACTGGCGGTAGCGTATTCCGTATCGTTGGTTACGATACTTCTGAGTATCCTTTCCAACCTGGAGTTTTGGATCAGGGCAATTCCTATCCTGCTATTACTGCTGACGACGCTAACGGTAACGGTAGTGCCACCAGTGGATCATCTCTCACTGGCGCTGTTGACATTAACCTCGATACTACCATCTCTGGTAACATTACTCTTGATGTTACAAAAACCGACCAGTTTATTAAGCGAACGTCGGGTAACCTAGAGATTGCTCTAGAAGTTAATGAAGCGAATAATCGCTCCATGGACATCAACGTCACCAATGCTGGTGGTGGAGATGCGACTTTCAACCTGACTGCTGATCAGGACATCACAATCAACGTGACTGATGTTGACCACAGAGTCAACATTGAGGACTTCCATATTCAGGATAACGTCCTCTCAACTACAAACTCCACGATGATCCTGGATCCCAACGATGACGATGATGCCACTGGCGTCGTCAGAGTCCGTGGTGATCTTACTGTTGATGGCACAACCACAACAGTTAACTCAACTGTGGTGACTATCCAAGACCCCATCATGACGCTGGGTGGTGAGGATACTCTTACAACAGATGACAATAAGGACCGTGGTATCGAATTTAGATACTATGATAGCCAAGAGAGATTTGGTTTCTATGGGTGGGACGAAGATTACGCGGACGCTAACATATGGTCTGGCACTGGCGGGTATCGCTTCCTCTACAACGCAACTAACGCGAGCGAAGTTTATTCTGGCACTGACGCTCCTATCATTGCTGGTAACCTCCGACTAACTACAAATACTTCTTCTACTTGGAAGACACCTACAACTGGCACCTTGGTGGTGACTGGTGGCACAGGTATCTCTGAGAATCTTAACGTCGGTGGCACGACTCACCTGAATGGTAACGTTGAGATTGACGGCACAGTTGACATCGATGCCAACTTCGCTGTTAGAAACAATACTACTGACAAGTTTACTATCGAGAGTGCAACTGGTAACACAGTTATTGAAGGCACACTGGATATCCAACTTGAAACAGAGATTACAGATAACCTGATTATCTCTGCAGATAATAAAGAATTCATTATCCGCACTGCTGGTAATGTCAATAAGTTTACTGTTGATACTGATAACGGTAACACTGAAATTCAGGGCACAGTCCACGTCATCAATGCTGTTGACTTCGATTCAACTCTTAACGTTGATGACGATGTTACATTCAACGCTAACTTTGATCTAGACGGCACTGCGCTCTTCCATAACGATATTACTCTTGATACCACTGGTAAGTATTTCACTATTACCAATGGCAGTAGTCAAACATTCCGTGTCCTTAGTACAAATGGAAACACTGACATCGAAGGTAGTCTTAATGTTGGTGGTGTCAACACTTTTGAGCGCACTAACAATATCGCTGTTGCTACGACTGACTCAGACATCACTCTGAGCAGTGGCGGCAATGCCACCTTTGCTGGTGGTGTCAACATGGATAAGGATCTCCGTGTTGGTGGTGACATCTATCTGGCAGACCGTCTGGTCGTCAAAGATGCTGGCACAGCACGCACACGTCCTTCTCTGCTAAACAACGTTGATGTCTTGTATCGCACCTATCTGGGTGGTGGCACAGCACACAACGCATCCTTTGCAGATGATGCTGATGCTCAGTTGAGAGTTGCTGGTGGTGTTGGTATTGTCCAAGACCTGCATGTTGGCGATGACTTCTACATTGGTAAGGTCAACACCAATGACAACGTTGAATTCTCTGTCCTTGGCGAGTCTGGTTTCACAACCATTGGTCGTGTTGGTCAGGGTAACGCTACTGATGGTGCTATCGTTGTCCACGGTCACGCTACATTCAACGAAAGATTTACAATCAATGGTCCTCTGACCACCATCGGTGATGCAAACACTGATGTATTGACAGTCAACGCTGTCTCTACATTCACCGACAACGTTACTATCAATGGTAATTTCGACATCGATGGCAATGCCATTATCGAAGGTAACTTGACAGTTAACGGAGTTACGACTACAGTGAATAGCACAGTAATGACGCTGGATGATCCTGTCATTACTTTAGGTGGGGACACTGCTCCTACCCAGTCGGATGCTAAAGATCGTGGTATCGAATTCCGATACTACGATTCGACTGCTAGACGCGGTTTCTTCGGTTGGGACAACTCTGCTTCCCGCTATGCTTTCTACCATGCAGCGACTAACTCTGCCGAGGCATTCTCTGGCACTCGCTCTGGTCTGGACGCTGGGTCAATTAAACTATTTGATACAACAAATGCAACCAACGCATCTTCTGGTACTCTTATCGTTGGTGGCGGCGCTGGCATCGGTCTCGATCTTTATGTGGGTGACGATCTCGTTGTTACCGATAATGGCTCCTTCGGGGGTAACGTTGATATCACAGGCACCCTGGATGTTACCGATGACTTTGCAGTTGCCTCTACATTTACTGTAGACGCACAGTCTGGTAATACATTTGCTAATGGCACATTTACTGTTAATGGTAATTCTACCATTGGTAATGCTGGATCAGATGCTCATACAGTCAACGGCACAGTCCAGTTTAACCATGCAGTTACTGGTGCTGCAAGATTCAACATTCGCGATCTTAAGATCGGCACAGATGCTGCTAACGAGATTGGCACTACCTCTGGTAACCTGATTCTCGATTCTGCGGGCGGCACTGTCAACATCACAGATAATGCTGACGTAGACGGTAACCTCAATGTTGATGGCAATACACAGATTGATGGCACGCTCACGGTTGATGGCAACGCGACTATCGGTAATGCTTCGGGCGATGCACATGTCGTTACAGGTACTGTCCAATTCAACCAAGCGATTACTTCCACCGACATCACGGCGGATAACATCAAGATCGGCGTTGATGGTGCTACCGAAATCTCCACCACATCAGGAAACCTGATTCTTGATTCTGACAGTGGTCTGGTCCATGTCACAGATAACGTTGAGATTGATGGTAACCTTCAGGTAGATAGCAACACAACTCTTGGTGACGCTTCTGGTGATACCCTAACAGTTAATGCTACATCTACATTCAATGCTCCAATCACCTCTACAGATATCACTGCTGATGCTGTAAGAATTGGTGTTGCTGCTTCTAACGAGATTGATACCACTGCTGGTAACCTTGTCCTTGACTCTGCTGGTGGCACAGTCAACATTACTGACAATGCTACAGTCAGCGGCACTCTGGTTGTATCCAATCAAGCAACTATCAATGATACTCTGCTTGTCGATGCTACCAACGAAAACTTCATCATCAGATCTTCTCTGGTTGATAGATTCACTGTTGACACTGACAACGGTAACACCTTCATTGCTGGCACAACTCAGATTGAAGGTCTGCTGACTGTCAACGATGACATTGATCACAATGGTAATCAGGATACTTCTGGCACACTGACTGTTGGTGGACGCACAGAGTTGAATGGTCTTGTGGATGTTGATGCTGACTTCGCTGTCCGCTCTGGCACTACTGATAAGTTTACCGTTGCCTCTGCAACTGGTAACTTCGCTACTGAAGGTAACGGTAGTATCACAGGCACTCTGGCAGTCACAAACACTGCTGCCTTTGCTGAGAAGGTCACACTTAACGTCAACGCTACTGCTAACCGTCTAACTGCTAACGCAGCATTGATGGTCCCCAACGGTGGTATCGCAGTCTATGAAGATTCTTACTTCGGTGAGGATGTATTCATCGGACCTGACCAGAATGAAACCATCACTTTCTTCGGTGCTACAGGTAACGCTGTGTTTGATGGCACGGTTGAGGTTTCTACCCTCAGTGCTACTACAGCAAACATTGCTACCGTCAATACAACTTCTAACATCAACGTTGGTGGATCGATCCTTGTTAACACTAACAAGTTTATCGTTGCTGGTGCTACAGGTAACACCACTATCGACGGCACCCTGGATGTGGCAGGTAGAGTCATTATTGACGATACCTTGAATGTCACTCAGGCAGTTGACTTTGATTCTGATCTGAATGTTGATGGTAATCAGCAACTGGATGGCACGCTGACTGTTGACAGCACCTCACTGTTTAAGGACAACATGGTCCTCCGTGGTGCTACTAAGACACTCAAGTTGCAGAATGGTAGCGGCACTGACAAGATCACCCTGCACTCCACATCTGGTAATGCAGAGATCACAGGCACCTCTACTCTGGGCACTCTGGCAGTCACCAACAACACCACCATGGGTGGCACGTTGGGTGTTACTGGACAGATTACTGGTAACATTACTGGTGACCTGACAGGTACTGCAGACAAGGCAAATCTGGTTGATGTTACTGAGACGGCAACTTCTAACCTGACTTACTTCCCTGCATTCGTTTCCTCCAACAACGGATTCACTGAGGTCCGCACAGACTCACAAAACCTTACTTACAATCCAAGCACTAACACCCTTACGGTTAACAACTTCAAGTCAACTACTGACTTTGAAGTCCAAGGTAACCTGAATGTTACTGGTGCGTTGACCTTCTTCCAGTCACAGGTTGGTAGTATTGCTAACCACGACACAGACGCTCTGTCAGAAGGCACCACCAACCTCTACTACACCAATGAGAGAGTCGATGATCGTGTTGCTGCCCTGATCAGTGGCGGCACAGGTATTTCGGCAACGTATAATGATGCAGGCAACCTGCTTACTTTGTCTGCTGACTTCGGTGAGTTTGATACTGACGACGTTAACGAAGGCACCTCCAACAAGTACTTCACTCAGGCGAGGACGAGAAATGCATTTACTTATGGCAACGGTATTGAGCATGACGGCAGTGGTGGTCTTCAGGTTACTCAATCAGATATCAACACTGACAACCTCACAGAAGGATCAACAAACATCTTCTTTACAAATGCCCGCGCTCGCGGTGCATTGTCTGCTAGTGGTGATCTCGGTTACAACGCTTCTACTGGTGTCTTCTCCTTCACTCAACGCACTGACGCCCAAGTAAATGGACTTGCTGATACTCGTATCGGACTGCAAGTTGGTGCAAATCTTGACCTGAGCAATCAGGACACTGGCGATCTTGCAGAAGGATCTAACCTCTACTACACCAACGCTCGTGCTGATGCTCGCATTGCACTCCAAGTTGGCGCAAACCTCGATCTGAGCAACCAGGACACTGGTGACCTTGCAGAAGGTAGCAACCTTTACTACACAGACGCACGCGCTGATGCTCGTGTTGTTGCTGGTATCACTGGAAAACTTGACGCATCTGCTGTCAGCACCTTCGGTGGCACGTTGATTGATGATGCAGACGCCGCT